ATGAAATTTCAGTTACGAACGCAGCAACTGGAAACAATCCAGCTATCTCAGCGACGGGTGGTGATACAAACGTTGGAATTACATTAACACCAAAAGGTGATCTTGGAAGAATTACAGCAAACGGTGAAACTAAAATATTTGGTGTGTTTGAAGCAGTAACAGTTTCTACAACTTTTATAACAACATTTACATATGATGTACTTACTCAAGCTGTATATTTTCAAAACGTTAACTTAGGTGCAGACTTTACAGTTAATTTAAGAGGAAATGCTTCTAATACATTAAACTCGGCTCTAGCAACGGGTGATTCTGCAACAGTTGCATTAATCACGAAACAAGGCAACACAACATTTTTTAATAACGTAGTACAAGTTGATGGCACATCAACAGGAGTTACAGTAGTTTATCAAGGTGGAGCTGCTCCAACAACTGGAAATGCTTCATCTAATGATGTCTACACGTATACAGCAATAAAAACAGCGGCATCAACATACACAATATTAGCAGCGCAAACTCAATTTAAATAAGGAGAAGAAAGAATGCCTTTAATTTCTACAAGAGGTGGCGGATCAATAAGAGGATTTGGATTTGGTGGAGGTGGTAAAAAATATTCAGTAGATATATTAATAGTAGCTGGTGGTGGATCAGGAGCTCGAACAGGTGGCGGAGGAGGTGGAGGATATAGAACAAGTACACAAGATTTTGTAACAGGTAAAACTTATGATATTTATGTAGGTGGAGGAGGTGGAGGAAGCGACGACAGATATACAGGTGGTAGTGGAGATGTTTCTCGTATTTCAGGTACAGGATTAACTACAATTGAATCAGCAGGTGGTGGAGCTGGTGGAGGACAAGCAAATGGAGTACCTGGAGGTTCAGGAGGAGGTGGAGGATCAGGTGGGGGTAGATCAGGTGGATCTGGAAATACACCTTCTGTAAGTCCATCACAAGGTAATCCAGGAGGTGCTGATAATGGTGGTGGTGGAGGTATTGGAGGAGCAGGATCAGGAGGAACTGGCGGACCAGGTACATCAAATGCAATTTCAGGGACTCCAAAAACATATTCAGCAGGAGGAAATGCAGCTACTGGAACAAGTCCAGCTTCAGCAAATACTGGTAATGGTGCAGAGGGTAAACCAGGAGCACCTGGAAATGGGGGAAATGGTGGTTCAGGAGAAGTAGTTCTTCGTATGTTAACATTAGATTATTCAGGAGTAACTACAGGTTCACCAACTGTTACAACAGATGGAAGTTTTACTGTAGTTAAATTTACTGGAACAGGTACTATTAGAGGTTAAATTATGGCACATTTTGCAAAATTGAATTCTGAAAATATAGTAACGCAAGTATTAGTATTATCAAATGATGTATTAAGAGATTCAAATAATATTGAACAAGAAGCATTAGGGATAGAATTTTTAACAAAAATGACTAATCATTCTTTATGGAAACAAACATCTTATAATTCAAATTTTAGAAAAAGATTCGCTGGTGTAGGACATACTTATGATCCTCAGAGAGATGCATTTATACCTCCTAAAGAATTTCCTTCGTTTATTTTTAATGAAGAAGCATGCATGTTTAAAGCACCTATTACTAGACCCAATAATTTAGATTATCAGGGAATTTCTATAAATCTTATATGGGATGAAGATAATATAAGATGGCTTGGTGAAGACACTGATAATAATAGATATATTTGGAATCCTAATACGCTTTCTTGGTCAATAAATAATTAATACTTTACTTTATAAGTAAAATAATATATTTCATAAATTAGAAATATATGAATTTAAAAAATTATTATTGGTATTTTACTTCAGCATTATCAAAAAAAACATGTAAAAAAATAATTGATGCAGGTATTAAATTGCCTTTAGAAAAAGCTGTAATTGATAAAGATACTAAAAATTTAAAAAAAAGAAACTCAAATATATCATGGATAAATGATAAGTGGATATATGATATTATTTTTCCTTTTATAGAAAATGCAAATAAAAATGCAGAATGGAATTTTCAATATGATTGGGCGGAAAATTGTCAATTTACAAAATATGAAAAAAAACAACACTATGGATGGCATTGTGATAGTTTTAAAACTCCATATAATAATCCAGACAATTTAAATTTTAATAATAAAATAAGAAAACTTTCAATTACTATTTCTAAAGAAGGAGACATTATTAAAGTTCCTACAACTGTTAATGAAAAATATTTAAAAGAAAGAGGATTATTTGAAATTGATCATCAAAGAGATATTTATAAGGAAGGAAGAGGAAAAAATTTACCTTATAATAGAAATTTAATTTTAGGTCCTTATAATAGAGCAGGTGGATTTAAGGATGCTGCAGAAAAATTTATTGAAAAAAATCCAACCAGTGATAAAATTCAAAACATACTTCAAAAAGCAGAAGAATTAAAAATTACCTTACAGCCAAATGTTTCTGAAGGAACATTTAAAACAAAAGGAATAGGTTACAAACAAATAGCAGATCCAATTGAAAAATTTAAAGATGTAGCTAAACCTGTAGTTGATACATTTAATAAACCATCCCTAGCTGCTCGTATGAATAATCAAGCTGCTTTTTGAAGTATGTTTTTTATCGATTTGGAAATCTATTTTTAAGTTGAGCAGATAAAACGGTCTTTTCTATTGAAGTATTTGCTCTTAATTTAGCTAAATCTTCATTTTGTTGTAGTTTTTGACTGTCTGTCGACTGATTCATCATGGCTTTCATCTTATCAAGATTGATTCTTTCATTGCTCTCTTGTCTTTTTCTGTCATTTTCTTGAGCCTGAAGATCTAATTCTCTAGATTTAAGTTTAGCAATCGGATCATTATCAAATTGTGATGTAATTTTCTTTTCTTCGTTCAAAAACTCTTCCATCATCTCAGCAATCAAGACTGCTTTTCTTGATTCAACTTTTTCCGTAAGCATTCTTACTTGAATTTGCATTTGTGGATTTTGCATTACTTGTGGATTTTGTTGCATTTGTTGTAATTGCATAATCTCTTGTTGAAATTCTATTTCAACTTGTTCTTGTGACATTAAAGAAATGTGTTCAAAACAATTTTTCTCTAATGAAGCCATAATCACAGGAGCATTTCTTGCCATATTAGTTGCCATAAAATTTAAGTGCGCAGTTATATGTGCTCTATGATCTTGTCCTGGAAAAGCTTGGAATGGTTTCCCTGCGAGAGCATCAATGTGTTCTAGCGCAGGGTCCTTTGGTGTGGGTTGATCTGGTTTTATTAAAATTCTATCAATGTCTCTAATACCTAATGCTGAATACATAGTTCTATAAACTTCATACATGTTATGTATTCCAGGATTAGCCATTGCAAGTTGTAGTTCTGTTTGTGCAATAGATATTCTTTGTGTTTGTGAAAATATATTTGGATCAGCAACTGGAATGATATCTACTTTATCATCAAAATCTGTTTGTTTAATTGTTCTTTGTCCACCAACAACATCATATGGATATTCTGGAGGTAAATATAATTTAAATACGTTTGCTAGTAATTTAAATTCTTCTTTCATTGAGGCATATATTCTTTTGTGAATTGCAGACATTGTTCTGCTTCCTCTTTCCAGCAAAGCCACGGTCGTGCCCACTGCTGCTTGCTGATTCCCATCCCCTACTTGCATGTCCGCTATCGAAGCAAAGCGTTGACCTGCTTGAACCACGACCCCCATTAAAGCTAATAAAGTTTGCGAAGGTTCTTTATAAGGTAAAGTCATAAATGCATCTTTTAAATTTCCTCCAGGTGCATCTACGTCTCTCCATTCACCCGGTTGAATAGATTGAGCATCATCTCTAATTCTAATTCCTCTTTGTTTAAATCCTGCTGGTAAATTAGATAATGTTCCTGCATCTAATAATTGTCTTAAAGCTTGAGTTGCAGTACGTGACAATCCACCAATCATTTGAATTAGACCATTACCATAAAAACCAAATCCTGGTAAAAATTTGAAATGTACAAAGTAATTAATTTTTTTCTTTAATGGATCAGCTTGATTATAATTTCTTCTAATAGATAAAACTTCTCTAGATCCTTCTTCAATAGTTACAATATATGGAAGTTTAATTCCTGTGGGCTCACCAGTCTGTGGATTCATATCTTCAAATCCTTCCAGATCTAAATTAACATGACATTCATAAAGAGTAAAAACATCTTCATTTTGACCACTCATAGTCACACCTTCTAATTGTCTTTCTTTAGATTTAACATCACCGTCTTGTGTTAAATCATCAGAAGCTTTTAATTCTATATCTCTGTAAAAACCTGATATCTGTTGTTTACGTAATTCATTTTCTGAAATTTTAATTACATGAACAACTGCTTCTGCATCATCAATACTATTTGCTGTGTATGGAACAACAATGTCTTGAGCTTGAATAAATTTTGATACTGCTCTTCCAAGTATTTCATCGTAATAAACTTTTTTAAAAGTAGATCCTGATAATGGTAAGTAAAATAACATTTGATCAAATTCAGGTTCATATTCTTTCATGATATCCATGATTTGATAATTCATAAATTCAGAAACTCTATCTGCTTGATCTTGAATCTCTGGTGTGTCTAATCCAATTACTTGAGTTCGCACCGGTCCTTCTGCTGGTAATAATTCTTTGTAAGCTAAAGCTTGAAACTGAGTTACTGCTTCTGCTAATACTGGATGTGTTGCACTTGATGCACCTTGAAATGGTTCTGTTCTTGATTCGTATTTAAATCCTAATAAATCTAATCCTTGAGTATAAGCTTTTTCCCAATCAGCTCTTGAGTCTTTGTAAGATTGTGTATCTTGATAAAGTTCTGAACCTAATCTTCCAAGTTCTTGTTCATCAATAACTTCGGCAAGGTTTGCTCCAAACTCTGTACCTGCTGATAAATTTTTCTTTGGATCAAAATCTATATCAACACTACCATCTTCGTTTTCTATAACTTCAGTTGGTCCCGCAGGAGTTTCTTCAACAGATTGTGCAATCTGTTCTACTTCTAATTCTCCAGGTGTTAATTGATCAGCTACGTTTGGTAGCGACTTGTCTATTTCTGCCATTTATTATTTTCTCCGATTTTATTATTGTAACAGTATTATACTTAATATTCAAGCCTTGAGGGTTTGGCCCTCGTAATGGTGGTATTGTTAATGTCAGTCTTTTTGGTTTAATCATTATTTTTTAAGTTTAACTTTTCCGCCTTTAGCTAATTCTAATATTCCATCACTTGGGCCTCTATCATATATATTAGGCATTACAGGTCTTGATCCTTTTGGAACAATATCTTTTGGTCTAAACATAGGCATTGTATTTAATTGATAATCTTCAAGTGAAAAACTTTGAAGTTGATTTGGACGTTTAGCTTCTATATTTCCTAACAACTCTTCTTCAGAATAAGATTTATATTTACTTAAAGGATCTTCTGGACCTAATCTTGTCTCTGCTATTTGATTTGCATATTTTCCAAATATTGTTGATTGATTTTTTTCAATAGGTCTTGAATGAACAGCTCTTTTTGTAAATTCAGAAAATTTTTCATCCCATGTTTCTGGGTCTCCAAATTCTACAAAGCCTCCTTCTTTTGATTCAGAAGATCCTTCTGCAAAATTTATTCTTCCTCCTGTTGCAGCACTTGCTCTAGATTCAGCTTCTTGCATCATTTGAAAATCTTGTTCTGTTGGTGTGTAAGTAGATTCTTTTATTCGTTTTTCTTTTTCTTCCGGAGACAATGCTTGAAATTCTTTGTATTGATCATAAAAATCTTTAGCCACACCTACTGTTGATAATACGGCTCCAGTAGGAGTTGCAAATCTTCCTATCTTTCCAAGTTGTAATATTTTATTAGCTATTGGATTTGTAACCACATCTTTTGCAAGTTCAGGAAGAAAAAAATATAATCCTTTTTCACCTTGACCAACAAATGCATCTAGTGCTTTTTTTGCTGTAAGGTTTCCTTCATCTGCTGCTTCTTTTAAATCCATTCCAACATCTGTTGCATAAAAACCAACACTTATTGCCGGAGTTCCTAAAACTTGTAGTCCAGTTAAAGCACCTCTTGCAATCTGTGGTGCATATTTTCCATATACTCCTTTTACATCTTTAATGACTTCTTCTCCAACATCTATCATTCCTGAGGGACCAAATCCTAATTGATTACTCATACGAGATGCTAGGGATGGTTCTTTTTTAATAGCTTCTAATTGTCCTGGAATTTGTTTGATAGCTAATTGTATTTCTTCTTTAGTTAATTGAGAAATAGGTTTATCAGGAATAACTCCTGCACCAAAACTTTTAGCATAATCAATACCAATAGTTTTTGGTTTTAAATTATATTCATCAATATGAATACCTTGTAGTCTTCCATCAGTTGTTGCAACAACTTCAGATACTTGTTTATTTAAACTTTCTAATTCTTTTCTTAATTCAGAAGAGGCTCCTTCTTTTTTAATTTTATTAGCAACACTTATTTGTTTTTTATAAATTTTTTCTAATTGATTTTCTATAGGTTTAATTATTTCTCTATTTATTTTTTTAGTATCTAATCCAAGGTTAGAACTAATTAATTCTGTACCAAGAATTTTATTTTGTTGCATACTTAGTCTATGTGCTAAATCATAATTACCAAAACCTGCTTCTCTTTTTGCTTCTGTAATTAATTTTTCTTTATAGGGATCGCTGGTTGCTTTTTGAAGTTTTCTTCTTTCTTTTGAAAATTTTGAAGCTGGTGTTTTAATTTCACTTTCTCTCCCTGAAATTATCTTAACTCCTTCTTTTCTTAAATCATTAGCCACATTTGTTAAAGTATTTTTCATACTCATATTAAATTCTTTTTTTAAAATATTATTTGCTTCTGTTTGATTATATCCTCTAGTTAATAATTCTTTAGCTCTCGTTTCTCGTTTCTTGAACGCTTCTTTACCGGCCTCTGTTGATCCAGGAGCTTTTAAAATATTTTTTTCATATTGAGATGAAATTTTTTCTAATTGTTTTCCTGTGGGTTCTAAATAAAAACCTGAAGCACTTGGTCTGTTAGGATCTTTTTTAATTCCATAATTTTTAGAAAATCTTCCAATGTTTTTTGGAGATACATCTACATCATATTCTTTTAATAGTTCGGAGAGACCAGAGGCTTTTAAAATACTCATTATAGTCCCATCAAGTAATCTAGACCGGTTGAACCAATTCTTCCACCTTTTGCATTAGGTTCTCTATCTTTAATATCAAAATCCTTTAAAGTTCTTTTTTGATTTATATCATCTACTAATCCTTCAATTTTTTTAAATTCTTCTTTGCTTTGTCTATTAGCATCTACAGCATAATTATATGCTTTTGTATAAATTTCATTTTGTTTTTTTTCAGATAATTCATAAAAATCTTTTCCAAATTTTGTTTCAGCATAAGCATCCGCTATTTGTTGTGCAGCAATTTTAGAATCATCATAGTTTGGAAATATTGAATCTGCGCTTTCAATAATATCTTTACTATGTTTTTTTGGAGATCTACTTACATTTGAAATAATTCCTTCTATAATTTTTTTTCCACTTCCAAATTTAAAACCAATTCTTCCACCATCGGCTTTACCTTCTGGCTCTGTAGGTTTTTTTCTAAATTGAATAATTTCTGCTTGTGGTGCTTCTTCTACTTTAGGAGATATTCCTTTTTCTTCTAATGCTTTTGCAATATCTTCATTTCTTTTTTTTATATTTTTAAATTCTTCATAACCTATTGCAGTACCTCCTTCTTGATCCGATAATCTTAATTTATCTTGATTTGCATTATACTCATCTATTAAATCATCTATGCTTGTTCTCTTAGTTGCCTCTGCTTTAAAGTCAGATACTTTAGCTGGTTTATTAATTCCAAATTCTTGTTCTGCTTTTCTACCTTCTTCTATTGATGTTGATCCTGGTAATCTATTTTCATCAGGTTCAAATTTAAATTTAGATCTTGCTAATTTTTCAGCTTCCATTTCTGTTTTTAAACCCCTAAGATTTGGAATCAAACTATCTAATTGTTCTAAAGCTCCTTCACCATAAATCTGTCTAAACGGGTCTAATGGTTCTCCCATATTGATTGCTTCTGAAACAGTTATGTTTTTAATTTTTCCTGATTTAATATCATTAATTAAAATTTGTCTCGCTGCTGCTCTAACTAAACCTTCATCATTTAATCTTGACATAGATTGTTGTGATGCTCCAAGATCATTTAATACATCTGTAAGAGTTGCTTTTTCTCCAGTTACTTTTTCTAATTCTTTACCTTTTTGTCTTAGCTGTTCAACTTTTGATTCAAGTGCTGTGATACCTGAAGAAACATTTTCTTTTTGTATTAAACCAGTATCTTCAAGTTTGTTTTTTAATCTTCTTAAATTTCCTTCAAATACTAATCGTTCACCGTCATTCATTTTTGCAATTTCAGGAACAAGTTCTTGCATTTCTTTATATGCATTTACTGCAGCTTCATCCGATGCTGCTTCTATATTTAAATCTTTTGAAAGGTATTTTTGAAGTTTACCACTTGGTAAACGAATAATATTTGTTCTAGTACCTATTGTACTAGATATTGCTTTTGGTCCATATAATAATTTAATTAAATCTAATAAACTTTTCATAACTATCTTCTAAGATTAACTAAATCTAATAAATTATAATTAGATAATTGACTTACAGCGGGTATTCCATAAGAAGTTGGTCTTTGAACCAGTAAAGCATTTAATCTTGTTCTAATTGAATCTGCAGTATTATCTCCAGTGCTTGTATTATATAATGGTGCATATGATTGTATTGTAGTTATTCCACCACCTCCATCAGAAGCGCTTGGTGCTGATGTTTGAACAGAAGATTGTTCTTGAGTATCATCACTTGGTCCTGTTACTCCTCTTCCAATATTAGATCCTATCATTCCTCCAACTACTGCTCCTGGAATTCCAGCAATTGCCATACCAAGAGTTCTTCCAATAGTTGCTGGATTCATTGCATAATTTTTTACAGCGGTCATTGCTTTACTTAATCCGCTTTCTTCTGCTGCTTCAGCTGCTGCCGCTGTTGCTGCCGCTCCAACTGCACTTCCTGCAACACCTCCCATACCTGCATTTTCAGAAGTTCCTGCAACATCACTAACACTCATACCACTAGTATCACTAACACCTAATCCACCAACATCACCCATTCCTATTCCACCCATTGATCCTGAATCGTCTCCTCCAACTCCTGATCCTGGTCCTCCGTGTCCAGATCCATCGTCTGATCCTCCTGGACCACTATCTCCTTCTCCACTTGAATCTCCATCTCCACTTGAATCTCCATCTCCACTTGAAGATCCATCTCCACTTGAAGATCCATCACCACTTGAAGATCCATCACCCGATGATCCATCGCCGCCGGATGATCCTCCACCATCTCCGCCGCCGTCTCCACCATTATCAAATTTTTTTCTTTCGTATTTTTTAAGGATTAATTTTATTTCTTTGTCTGAAAGGCCTAATTTTTTTAAACTAATACTAAATTCTTTATTATTGTTTTTATATGCAATTGCTTTTTCAATCATATTAATAATACGTTTTGTTATTTCGGATTATAGGTTCATCCTTATAATCTTCTGGATGATCTATAAAACCACCTTGTCTAAAACGCATGACTGCTTGTGTCATTGAATCCACTAGATCGTCATGATCACCATAGGGAAACGCGGCACATTCTTCAATTACCTCTTGTGCAAACTCTTTGTCTACAGGTGCCCATATCTGACCTGATTCAAACAAAGGAGCAACAGAGTTAACTCTAGTATGCTTATCATTCCCCTTAGATGGGGTATAGTTTATAACAGGGATACCCATTTTACGCAATTCATATGTTAAAGGTAGTCCAGAAGCCTTAGCCTCTACAAGCACAGTTTCCGGTTGCCAATACTGATATTGTTGATATGCTATTCTACGAAGCTCAGGAAATTCCAGACGTTCTTTAATAGCATCAAGCAAAATGAGTTGTGGTCCTGAGTCTTCATTTAAATAAAAAACTCCCCACGTTGTAATAGCTGAGTAATCCGCAGTCTCTTTTTTCATGAAAGCCGTATCATAAGATTGTATGACATGATGTAATCTTGGTATAGTATCCTTCTCCCACTTTTGCCACCACTCACGTTTAATTAATGCACCTTCTTCTGAGGTTGGATTTTGCATCCATTGTGCGTTCCATTTCTGTAAACTTAATGATGCCTTAACACCTTCTAATTCTTCTAACTTCCAATACTCTGGCCATACTGCTTTGCCACTAGGTAGTATTGCTGGAAATTCTATAAGCTCCCATTTATCTGACTTCAAGTTCCCCGTATCTCGCAGCAAGCTGCCAGTTAAATCTTTTACATTCCATCTTGTCATAACTAGAACAATAGCACCACCTGGCTGAAGTCGCTGACGAGGTCCTGATGTATACCACTCATACGCGCGCTCTAGAGCATCTATGTTCATTGCATCTTGTTCAGAATGTGGATCATCTATAATTAATAGATCTGCACCTCGACCGGTAATGGCAGATCCTACACCCGCTGCGTAGTACTCGCCACCTTGTTCTGTTTCCCATTTACCAGCGGCTTGAGAATCCTCTCGAAGACGTGTTGGAAATATTTCTTTGTACTCAGGACTATCCATTAGGTTCTTGGCTTTGCGGCCAAACCTTACAGCAAGTTCTGTAGTGTGAGTTGATTGTATAATTTTTAATTTTGGTCTTTTACCTATCATCCAGGCAGGTAGTAAGAAAGATGCAAATTCTGATTTAGTATGCCTTGGTGGCATATTAATAATTAATCTTTTAATTTTTCCATTTGCTATATCATTAAATTTTTCTGCTATTTTTTTGTGATGAGATCCTTCTATAAATTCAGGCCACACTCTTTTAACAAACGACATAAAATCAACTTGTGTTTTTTCTATCTTTCTTTTTTGTTGAGCTAGTATGCCTGCTTCTATAAATTCTTTTTTTATATCTTCGGGTAATCTATTTATTTTTTGTAAAAGGTCATTCATAAAAATTTTCTGCAAAATTTTTTAGGATTAATTTTGGAACCTTTAATGTATTTACAGCCTATTTAAGTCTAAATCAAGCAATACAAGGTCAAGTTGAGGGACCCCTTTTTGTTTATATGAATTGATATTTATAAAGACAAAGTAAATGTCAAAGGTCTTGGGACCTCTAAGCGGGCGCGAATTGTGGCAGAAGTAAGGCAACCCCGCCACTCGCACCGAGCGGCTCGAGGCTAGCTGCTAGACTCAGTCTAGTAGTGTCATGTATTCGTTAGGAAAATGTTTAGAGAACCAAGACAATCCATTCTGCATAAGATTATAATCTTCGGTAACTTCTGCACCTTTAATCATATCGTACACAGCTACAGCAAACCAAGGTAGTGATGCAGTTACGCCGCTATACATATTGGGTACATCTATTAGTTTTTCTTTTGGATCAAGGTTTAGATTAACATCAAAGGGGATGCGATACTCTTTGCCTTGCCAGTTTATTACATGTAGTGGTTTAGTCATGTTATACCTTTCTGTTGTTATGTTGTTACTATATCCTCAATTGCATCGCTGTTCAATAACTTTATAGTTGTATCTGTGTATGTACCTCTCCAGCCCTCTTTAGTTTCTTTCTCAACTACTATAGGAGTTTCATTTGGTTTAGTATTTATTCCAACTACATTCATTAACTGTGTCATATGTTTAGCTAGCCAATTTTGCAAACATCGTTCATCGCAAAAATATCTTTCCCATATGTAACCCCAAGAATGACTAGTCATATCATATCTTGCGGCACGAGTTCGCAAAACCTTAGAGCCTTTTGGTCCTCTAATTCTTGATTGCGTTTTGTGTGTATGACACTCAGGTCCTTGGCAAATATGTCTATTCATTTTTAATTATCCTTTCTTTCTACAATAGTCACATCTCCACTTGCAGTTCTATATCCCTCATTGTCTAAATCAAAATAAGTAAAAAGAGTTTCATTCTTTTTTGAAACCCACTCTTTTGATTTCTCAGTCCATACTCCAGCACGAGTTATAAACTTGCCATACTTTTTTGCAAAGTAAGTTATATTAAATTTAGTTCCTTCTTTTAAGTTAAACATATTATACCTTTCTGATTTGTTTATATAGGGGATATTATATTAATATCCCCTATGTTGTCAATGTTAGTGTGTTGCAACTGCTGATTGTCTTGCTTTCTTAAACTGTTCAATCACAGATTTGTTATCTTGTTTTGCTCGTCTTGACTTAATAAGACTAGCCAAGTTTTCAGGTTGATAGATAGTAAGAGATACCCCAGCAGTTCTTTGCAGTTCGTTCTCATTAATATCTAAACCTAAAGCACCACACAAATCGATTGCGTCTTTAACATATTTATAATCTTTTAATGCTAAAGTTATATCTCGCATATCTTTCTGTATTGCTTCCGCCCAAGTGTAATGAGATTGAACAAATACTTGTCTAGCATTTTTAAATGCTCTCATCTGTTCAAACTCTTTTGCAGTACAAGGAATAGTTCTTGAACGACAATAGCTAGTTCCAATTACATCTAAGCCATATTTGTCTTTCCATTGTGCATATATTCCGTCCTCATTTTGATACCCAAGAAATTTTTTAATCTTATCAGTTTCTTGCGTCCAATGTGGATTGCTACGATTATCTTGTGTTTTGTTTTGGATAGTTATTTCTGGGTTTAGTCCAGCACTCTTTAGTTCATCTCTAAAGTATGCAATAGCAAAATCCATACTGTCAAATCGTCCACTCATATTTGCGTCCAATTTAAAATCAAAGTGTTCGTTGTCATCTCTTTCGTTTTCAGTCGTTTCAATTTCAGTATTGGCAAGATGAAAGCAACTGTCCTTAGCCACGACATCAACAGCATTACCATATTTCTTTTTAAAAGATTGTAATGTTGCAACATCATCTTTAGGGTATGCTCTACCAACTACATTACTAGCAATTTTAAAAGCTGTATTGTATGCAGTAGTTA